TATGAAAAAATCTACCCTCTAGCATAGCTTTTGTTTCTGCCTGAGGTTTGCCAAATTCTTTTGGATTGTTTAGTAAAGTATATATGTCTGAATTAGACAACCATTGTTTACCAAACTTTCCATAATATTTTTTATCGTCTTTTAGTTGATCTAAAACTTCTTTATTATTATCGCTAACTATCATGGCTATTCTATTATAATGTTAGCAATCTCCTTTTTTACTTTTGCAGTAATTTTATATTTCTGCTCTAAAGTTTTGACAATCTTAGGTAATCCCATAGATTTATTTGACGCTATCCAGTCTAATGTTTTTTTCATATCAGCATCTCCCAAGTCAAGAACAACGCTAGTAGGTTTTGTCGGCTCTTTTCTCTCATTTAAAATAGCATTCTTTACCTCGTCTGCTGATGCAACTGATGTGTCTAGCCCTATTCCAAAGTTACCCAAAGCCCTACCCCATGCTGATGTTTCGCAATTCTCAACATAAGATGTTTTATTTATAAAAGAAGATCCGTTTCTTTCCTTAGCCGTTCCCGACGCTAGAAGACGTCCCTCTTCGTTAAGTATAAATGCTTTCATTGTGATAGTGTCCTCTGTGATTTCTATTATACTTGTGTCTAAAGTATACTGAGGATATGTCTCTCTAAAGTATTGTATCCTGGTATGCACTTCAACATACTCTTTACCTTTAATATTTACCGTTTTTAATTTTTTCATATTTATTTAGTTTAATTAGTTTTTGACTGTAATAAGAATATCTGTTCATTACAAACTCCCGTTTTGTTTTTAAATTCTTAATATATTTATCATTCTTCCTGGTGTTAACCTCCTCCTTCATGCTTTTTTGTATCATTTTCAGCTTTCTAATGCAGTTGTTTATAGCTATTGTTACGCATCCAACAACCCAGCCCTTAGTAAAAAAAATTTTATACTCTTCCAGGCTTAACTCTTGAAAGTAATCTCCATTTTTTGCACAATTAAGTATTTCTGTTTTACTAGGAAACTTTTGTATCTTTACTCCTAGATTGATCATGCTTACCGATCCATTCCTTTGTATATTTAGTGTTTCATCATCTACTGCTTGTTTATATATATCAGAAAGGGTATACATTTTAGCTTACTGAATTTTTTAAAATACTATCTACAACCTCTTTATAGTCAGGATCACTATCTACAAACTTTTTTGCTTTGTTATATCCGTAAATAATGGTAGAATGTGTTACGGGGTGTCCGTTATCTTCCATGAATTTTTGAATATAAGAAAACCTTATTGGACGTTCTCTTGACAAAAAGTATAGCATTTGTCTTGCTTCTACGACTTCTCTTTTTTTAGTTTTTGTAAACATTTCATCTAATGTTACATGAAATCTATCTGCTATTGCAGTTGCATACTTATCAAATATTTCTCTTTTCATTTTATTTTTTTTTATTTAATTTTTCTAATCTTTCTATCTCAAACTTGAGATGATTTATAGATTTTTGTAAACATTCTATGGGGCTTTCGTGCTTTCTAGAACTACGGAGACAATATGTAACAACGTTACCTATGTTCCATGTACAATTAAAGTCTTCCACAACATATCTTGCTTGATAGTACCCCTCTCTGTATGTGTCTCCTACATAATAGTTAGGTACTTCAATAGTGTGAGACGGAACATATAATTTAGGATCTTTACTCATTTTCTGTAATTTTTTAATTTATACTTACTCATATCATTTCTTTCCCATTGAAATTGAGGGGGAGTAATATTGGAATAGTAGCTACAAGCTACAAATTTATTATTTAATTCTTGTTTACCACTATTTTTAAAAAAATTATTCATTTCTATATAATTTAGTCTATTTTTTATATCGTATTTTTTCTTTTCCTGGGCTTTCTTACATTGATTTACCAGGTATGTAGACAATTCTTTCATATTATTTTATTTTATTTATATAAAGGGACAGTTAAGAGTATTAACTTATCGTTGGCTTATGCCTTTATAACTGCCCCTTTACATTATAAGAGGTAAACATTTAATATTAAGGTATCTTACACCTATAAAATTATGGGATTATTCCCACCTCTTATTTCTTATAATTATTTAAAATTATTTGCTTTAGTATGGTTTGGTTTAACTTCTGCAACCATTGTATAAATTTTCTGTTTGGCTTTTCCTTTAGTTTTTCCTTAAGGATCATTTCTTGCACCTCTCTCATCTTCCTAAGTCTCTACGCTCATCAGCTTCCATCTCTGCTATTTGATCAAGTCTCATTTGCCTGTACTCGTAATCTTCTGTAATCTCACAATAGTCTTGACAAGAATTACAAACATAATATTCAAAAGAATCAATCTCTAATTCAGCATCAATAGAGTCTACCCAATCACTTCCACAGCACTTACTAACCATTTCTACCCCCATTACCAGTTAAAGTTTATAGGGGTTTCTTTAACTTGTTCTCTTTGTTTTTTTATTTTCTTCTCTAAATTTTTAGATCTCAAGTTTTTATGTTCTTTTACTATATAGTCTATCCAGTCATTATAATCTAATGCCCTGTATTTATACTTGTTAAAGTATTTTTTATAGTCTTTATCCATTTTCTTATGTATTAAGTTAATAAAAAAGAGAAAGAAACACGCCGAACAGCTTCTAATTACATTGTTGATTTCGCCTAACATCAACTCTTTGTATGTTTATATAAAATTCAATTAGTGTGTAATATTACAATATTTTTACTTCAAATCAAAATTTAGCTAAATAAATCTTGCATATCTGTTTCTGATCTTACAAGAACAGCTAACAAATTACTTTCTAATTGTTTATTTTGAGCATAGTCCAGGAGAGTATACTCAATTACCTCTCCGCTATTCATATCATAATCGTTATAATCTAAGTATTCAGCATTAAAATAATATGATATAACATCATGATCATACGAATTAGTAGTTTTTTGATATTTTTTTGTCCATAACGTAGCCAAATGATCGTTCCAATCCTGGTTGGTGTACGGAGATTGAGTTAAGGGGTTAAGCGGATCTTCTTTTCTTTTATTTATCTCGTACAACTGCGTTACTTTCCACAAGTTATCTAATAAATTAATTGTACTCTGTTGGTTTAAACAATACAGATTATGAGACAACAAAGGAGAGACAATCATGCAATCATCATCTTTTAATTCTTTTACCTTTACAGATACCCTTTGTATTCTTCCATGCACCAGGTACCATACATCAGTAGAATTATCATAGTCTATTATAAAACCTAAGTGTAAAGATCTGCTTATTCTATAAAAAGACGCATTAATATAGTCTTCGTCAATTATCCAATCTGTTTTACTTACTTTAATAATACTATTGAAATCAAAGCTACATACCTGGTTAATGTACTGCTGTATATTATCTTGAACTTTCTTGATAGGAAAGTCTTTATCTTCAATAAAACTAATAGAATTAGTAACTAACTCTACGTTCTTGTCAAAATTTAACTTGCTTAATTCAATAGATATAACAAATTTTTTCATTTTATTACAAAGTTAATCGTTTTCTCCATATATTTCGTGAGTAGTAAATATTCCAACAAAATCGTAGTAATGCCCATGTTCTGTGTGAATATTTCCGTCTTCCCCTATGCCTACAATAAACGCATTTTCGTCGTCTTCTTCAATAAGGTGTAATATATATTTATTTATAGCATTAACATCTTCAAAACTATCATACCATTTTAAATATTCTCCTCTATAAATTACCATAGATAATGATCTTGCTTCGTTAAAACTTTGATCAACTTTTTTAAACATAGAATTTTTGTTTAACGCTTTTAAATCTTTTTCATATTTTTTATTTACCCCTATTATAATTGTGCTTCTATATCCCATAATTAATGTATTATATTTATAAATGTCCTCCGTAATTTTTACCTACAATATCATATCTACATTCACTATCTCCCCTTTCATTCATTCCATCATACTCATCTACTCCACAAGATCCATACTCATAAGGGGCTTCAGAACACGCTTTATCTATTTTATCAACAAATAACTCTTCATTTTCCTGTAAATATTCTAAAACATCTTTATCTTTAATATCATTAGGTACTTCAATCTCTACTTCAGCATATTTATGATATACTGATCTTTGCATAATTTTTACTTTCATTTTATTTAATTTATTGGTTTATGATTTTCATCTAATTCGGTTATTATACTGGTAAACAAAGTA